CGTCACGCCAGATGCCAGGCAGCCGATCCGGACGCTCTTCCAGCCAACCTCGGCGAAACACATCGCAGTTCCAGCGGAATTCGACCGACCGATCGGATAGAGGAAGTTGTCACCGTCAACGCCAAAAGGACCGTGCGTCGGAGCATTCGGCATGACGAACGACACCTCAAACAGGTCCGACTGCAATGCCTCAACGTTGTACAGGTACATCTCTTTGCCGGGGCTCCCGGACCACACGAGCTTCCCGCCCGACGTGACGATCGACCCTGACCCGGTGTCCAGCACCTTTGTGAACACGCTCGGTGGCGTGGCCGCGTCAGCGTAGTCAGCGATCTTCACGATTGCCGAGATGCCACCAATCGCGTTCTCCCCCCGCTGGTTTTGAATGTCGATCACATACTCGTTGGCGCCGGTCGCCGTATTGCGCAAGCCAGCGAGACCGCCGAGCAGGTCATCGAGACCGAACCCGCCGCCTGTCAGATCGCCCGCCGCCTGCACAATCTTGTCGATCGCGCCTTGGACGGCCGCTCCCATATCGGCCGCACCGCCAACGCCTCCGACACTCTCGGGGTCGACTAGGCCAGTCAACTTCGTTGCGTCGAAGAGTCCACCCACCGTGAGGTTCTGCGTCTTGTTGATGTTCCCGGTGAACCAATCCTTGATGGCTGCCACCGTCGAATTGATCGGCGTGACGACCAGGCCCGCGAGAATGTCCCCGATCTGATTCGACTGCGCCGCAAGGTCGGTCAGTCCAGTAATCAACGACTGAGGTGCCGTACCTGTGACATTGGACAGTTTCGCCGCGTCGAACAGGCCACCGGACGTGATGTTCACCAACCGGTTGATGATGTCCGAAATACCGCCCCCGGTAGCGCCTTTCACACCGTCGAGCAGCGGTTGCCATCCACCGGAGAGAAAGTCGGTGAAGTCTGACAGTGCCTGCGCCGCGTCCGCAATCCCCTGCTCGGCGCGGTTTTGAATGAACTCCAGCTCGTCGGACAGGTCGAGGATGTCGTCGAGCAGCACGCCCGACGGCGTGATCCCCAGGGCGGTCAACGCCGAATGCACCCAGGTCTGAATGAAATTCAGCAGCGACGCGAGATCCTCGGGCAGATCCTTGGTGAACGCCTGCGGGATCTTCTGGATCGCCAGCACGTCGACGTTGTCGAACTTCACCACCCCGCCGGTCGCGTCGGGCGTCACCACGGTCAGCACCGCGACGTCGGTCACCCCGGTAGCGGGGACAACGTATTGGCCCCAAGCGTTGAGGTCGTTCCAGTCGACCGTCCCGGCCGGCGATTCGTCGCTGGCCATCCACACCGCGGCGCCCGGGGCGGTCCCGTTGTAGGGCACCAACTCGATGCGCACGGCGTTGGAATTGGCTGCCGCGACGACGGATTCGTACTTGACCTGCGCTGGTGTCGTGAGAGTCCAGCCGGGAGCCACCTTGATGAGTGCGAACGACTGGATATGCCATTGCCCGTCGCACTCCACGCGCGCGCACCCCAGCGGGTCTGATCCGGGTACGCCGTCGGTGGCGTCATGCGTGTACCCGGATCCCGGGACGATGGTGATCGGGTCGTCAAACCCGCCTTCACGGAGCAGGGTCAGCTGCTCATCGGTGAACATGCCGATCGGCAATGGGCCGAGCAGTGCGGCGCGCAGCTGCCCGACCAGATTACCCGCGGGCAGTGGAGAGTTCGGGCCGAGTAACAGATTCAACGGCTCGATGAACACCGACACAACCTGCTGCCACACCTCGGCCGGATTCACACTCCCCGGATCGCTGAAATCGACACCCGCGAACAGGTTCCGGATCAGCGCAAAGATGCTCTGGATCGCCAGCAGCTCCGGGTCGTCGCCGTCGTAGGTGCCGAGGATCGCCTCGATCAGATCCACAAACTGGCCGACGAACGGCAACGACTCGATGAACTGCACCAGCAGACCCGGCAGGTCTTCGGGGCCGTTGATGTCGGCCGGATCGGCGTTCGCCACAGCCGAGTTGAAGCCCGCGAAGAGCAGCGTCAGAATCCCCAGCGGCGACACATCGATCGACGGATCACCACCCGTGGACGCGTCGAAGATGGACGACACCCGCCCGACGGCGCGACCGCGCATCGCCTCCGGCGTCATGTCCTGCAGCATCGCCGCCAACGTCGGCAGCGTCAGCGCACCTACCGGCAGATTCGACACACCTCCGGGTGTGGTCACTGGCGCACCGCCCGTGCCGCCTTGCTGATCCGCTTCGGCGGGGTCGGGGCGGTCGCCGTGCGCACCACCACCGGCTCACCCTCGGTGTGCTGCGGCGGTTCGGGCACCTCCATCGACTGCTGCCGCACCCCATCGGTGATCCACGCCGGGGCGTACACCGCGTCCGGGTCGACATGCTCGGTCTGGCGCAACCCATACGCCACGAGCTGCTTCGCGAGAGCCCGCAGCACTGATGGGAGAATCTGCACCGGCGCCTCCGTGGCCGTCAGCAACGCTGACGACAACGCACCGACGATCGTCTCGGTCTGCCCCTCGATGTCATCGACAGCCGGGATCTTCTTGGGGACGACGGTCTCGTCAATGATCTTGTCTGCGAGTGCTTTCGCTGCCTTCACGTCGATACGCTTGCTCACCACAGTCCAATCTCTTGTAGGCCGCTCATCGCCTTGGCGGTCAGTTCTGCGAGCTTTTCGATCGCGTCCTTGGCGTTGCGGGTGTCGCCGAACTTGGCCGCGATAGTCAGGCCCTTGCCGTCGCCCCAGTCGATGGTCAGCTCGCGGTTACGGCGCACGAACACCCGCGGCATCAGATATTTGCTGGTGCCTCCGACTCGGTCGCCGAGCCACCAGTGCCCGAATCCGTTGTCGCCGATCAGCCACGGGCTGGCGTTGGCGACCTCCAGCGTGAACGAGATGTCCGGGTCGGTCTCGCGCCGTCTGGCACGCAGGTCCATCACGGACGCCGCGGTGTACGCCTGCGTCACATTGGTGCTCGTGGTCTCCAGGTAGTGGCCCCAGCCCTGTTTCGCCACCCGCAGCAGCAGCGGAACACTCATGTGCGCCAGGATCGAATCCTTGTAGATCGGATTCAGGAACGCATCCAGCGCGGCGCCGAGCGACCCCACGGACACGCTCGTCCCGGCGACTGCGGTGATCACCGCATTGAGGTTGTCCCCCAGTACATCCCCGCCATATCGGATGGCCGCCGAGATGAGCTCATCTACGCCGGGCATTGACTGACCGCCGACTGTGATCCGGCCGGCGCCGCCCGGTGACCGCGAGAATTCCGACGTCTGGATGCCGGTGATGTCGCCGTCGCGGTAGACGACGTAGGGGTGCGGGGCAATGGTGCTGAGCCAGCCGGGCAGTCGGTAGCCGGTCTCGTCGATCGTCTCACCGGTGAACAGGTCGTAGCTGTCCTCAACATGATTCGACGTCAACGACGCGATCGTGCGAGTCAGGCCGGTGAACAGATTCCCGCCGATCGACGTACCCTGACGGAACCCGGACTTGTCGACGATGTCCACGAACAGGGTGCCGTTGCGGATCCACTCGGTACCAGCACCCGGCCACGGCTCCGGATCACCGATGAACCACCGCCGCAGATCCCACTGCATCTCGGCGTCCTCGAGGATCGGTGCCGCCACATCGAAGATGGACGTGCGGATGCTGCCCACGACCAGGGCCAGCGGCGCCACCGAATCGCCGATCTTGCGGGGCTTCACGATGATCTGCGACTGCTGCCACATATCCAGCGGATTGACTGGCCACTGGTCCGGGTCGAGCAGGTCCGTGAAGAACGACAAGTCGATGTTGGTGAGCTGCAGGCGAAGCAGGTTCGCCGCCAAGGTCAACAGGATCCCGTGATCGGCCTGCAGGTACAGCATCCACGCCTTCGGCTGCTGGATCAGGCTGATCGGAAGGAACGGATTCCCAGCCGTATGAACGTATTTCAGTTCCTCGATGTCGTCCAGGAAGTCGATCCGGACCTCGTCGCCCTGTTCGCCGCGCACGACCGTCACGCCGTTCTTCGGCTTCATCCGGCCGCAGATCCGCGCGCCCATCATCTCGATGCGGACGTGGATATTCGATGTGCCGCGGGCGTCCTCGTCCAGTGCCCAGAATGCTGCCCAGGTGCGCCGCGGGTCATCGAGGTCGATCGGCAATCGCAGTTGGATCGTGCCGGTCTCGTTGACGATGGGATTCACGCTGCCGCCGAGCTCCCCGCGCACGATGCCGCGATAAACCCAATCGCCGTCGTAGAACATGATGGTTGGCGGGTCGTACGCGCGCTCGATGCGGTACTCGCGCACCTCGCGCGCCCACGCGGCGAAATCCTCGTGATCGGAGCCTGTGAACGGCTCCGCGAACGTCGCTACCGTCATGGCGTGGCCTCCAGACCGCTCTCGGCCGACCAGAATCGGCGTTGCCGCAGCGTGGCTTTCGCTCCGGCCGGACCCTTGCACACCACCGGCATCAGCACCGGATCCGCCTCCGTACCGGTGTACGGCGGCACCGGATACACCGGCTCGACGCCGTTGAAAAGCCCAGCCGCATTGGATAAGTCGGCGCTGACGTAGGTGTCCATGAACGGGTCCGACATGACGCTGAGCAGCTGCGTGAGCTGCGGAGTGACGATCATCCGCGCCGCATCCGACCCCACCGGCCGGTTCCACTTGCGTTCCTGTCCGAACCCGAAGTCGGGGAACTGCCACTGCTTCGCCGGGTCGAATTCCCATTCCGGCCAGAGTTTCTGGTCGGTCGGGTTCCACACCTCGAACCAGCCGGTGTTCGGCGCGTAGTCGATGGTGAGGCTCTTTGTCAGACCCAGCGGGCCCGTGCCTGACAGGTCATCGGCCGAACCGGTCAGCACACCATTCGTCCCGACCGCGAACACCACCAGGTAGGTGCCGGTCGTGCTCGCCGTCGCCGGTGTGCCGGTTACGGTGACCTTGCCCGCGCCCACGGACGGCAATGCCTCCAACGCGGCCTGCAGCGCCGACGGCGCCGCGTTCCACGCGATGTCCGACGTGGTGTGCCCGCCGAAGCTCAGCGGGAACGTGCCGCCGTCCGCCACGATCGCCACGGTGAATCGGTCGTCCGGGTTCTCCCACGAGGCCACATCCTCGATGCCCTCGTACATCGGGTTGTACGCGTTCGCCGAGACGACCGCGTGATACACCTTGTCGATGTCGGCGTCGAAGCCGTCCTCGGTTGTGTACTGAATCTCCTTGGCCAGCTTCAGATACAGGTGACGCGGCCCCGACGGGCCATCCCAGGTGCACTTCACCTTGTTCAGGTGATACGGGCTGCCCCACAACCGCTGAAACCGGGGCCGCGACGCCGGGGTCAGCCAGAACGGCAGGATCGGGTTGCGGATCGGCACATCCTCACCAACCGCGCGTCCCCCGGGCTCGAACGCGCCCGACTGGGTGCGCACCGTGAAACCGGTGTCGTACACGCTATCCGGGCCGGTGTCGAGAATGATGTCGTCGGCCAGGTAGGCGTCGTTCGGTGCGGACACCACCACCGAGTCGCCGTTCGATGACTCCAACGTGATTGTTGCGACAGCCATCAGAACCTCTGCAGTTTCGCCGCGGCGCGTTCGCGCTCGATCCGATTGGCCTTGACGAAGGCGTCTTCGACTGTGGCCGTGCGGATGTTGTATGTCGGACCCGGCGCCTGCCCAGCGTTGGCGCCGTGCACGTTGTCGGCGCCGGCCGGATCCGACGTGCGGACCTCGGGTGCGGCGGGTGCAGCGCCACCGAACGCGTCGCCACCCGGACCGCCGCCGATCGAGATACCGCTGGCGAATGTGGATGCGGCCTTGAGGAAACCCGGGGTGTCGCCGACGCCGAACACGTCGAGCGCGGACGACACCTGACCACCGATAGCAGTGCTGGCCACCTTGCCGAAATCCAGTAGTCGCTCCGGCGAATCGGGCGTGACTTTCGTCTTGACGCCCAGCCCGTCGAGGATGCTGGCGATCCCCGAGATCGATGACGGCAGGCTGAGGCTGCTCCCGGACGATGCGCCCCCGGAACTGGATGTTGGGGGCGGCGTTGCGGGCGCTACGTCGGCAGTGCTGGCGGCGGTCTGGTCGGTGCTGTTCGGGTCTATCGCACCCAGGAGCGACTCGGCGCGACCGTTGTCCGAGCCGATGCCCTTGAGTGCCCCCTGCAGTCCGTCTGCGATCCCGGGCCCGGAGAAAATGTGGACGTGGTCCATGTGGTTGGCCGTCGGGCTGCCACGGTCGGGCATGTCATACCCGCCGCCACCCGGGTAGAACAGATGCTGCCGCCAGATCACCCACTTGAGGTCAATCGCATCAGCATTGGCGAGCGCGAAGTCCTTCACGGCATCACCAGTGGACTTGTCGTCACCGACCATCACATCCAGCGCTCGGCCGGTCGAGTGCTCCCCATACTGGTCCTGGGGGCGCCAACCGCCGATGTTGGAGATGCCGAATTTCTCGGAGATGATCTTGCGGAGCTGGGCTGTGCCCGCGACGAGGCCGCCACCCGAGTACCCCGGCAGCAGCAGGGGGATGCGGCCGGTGGCGTTCATGTAGTCGAGCAGGCCCGGATAGGCAGATTCGATCCGGTCCCGCGAGCTGGCCTTGATGACCTGCTCGCCGCCGTGCACCACACCGGCGATCTTGTCGACGGGTAGGTTCCCGGTGTAGCCGCCAGCGTCGAATTCCGCTTGAAAGTGTGGCAGCTTGGGCACGTTGATGTCGATGTCGGTTCCGGGGATGTGGAAGCTCATCGCGTCGGCGAACGAGTTCCACTTGTCGCTGATCCAGTTGAGCACTGCGACGAGGCCGACTGTCAGCCCGTTCCACATGCCCTTGGCGGCGTTGGTGATCGCATCCGGAAGTCCCCGGAACCAGTCGACCATCGACGTGAAGCGCTCTTGGATGCCGTTCCACACTTCCTGGGCCTTGGTGACCAGCCAGTCCCACCCGGCGCCGATGCCTTCCCAGACCTGTTTGAGGAATGGCCACGCGGTGTTGGTGAACCACGACACCACCGCCTCGGCTGCCACCTTGATCGCGTTCCACGCGCCCTGGACGATGTTGCGGAACGTCTCGGAATGGTTGTAGGCGTAGATGATTCCCGCGACGAGTGCGGCGATAGCGGCGATGACCAGGCCGATCGGGTTCGCGGTCAGCGCGGCGTTGAGCACCCATTGCGTTGCCGCCCATGCCTTTGTGGCAACTTGGATTGCGCCCATCGTGATCAGGTGCGCGCCCATCGCGATCTTGTTCGCCGCGATGGCGGCCGTTCCGGCACCAGTCGCCGCGGCCATGACACCTTGCGAAACGGCCGATGCGAGCGCGGCCGCACGCAGCGCCGCGTACGCGGTCACCGCGGCCCCGACCGCGCCGGCAAGCGTGTAGAGCAGAGCACGATTCTCATCGAGGTACCCGGCCGCGTTGCCCAGCACCTCGATGATGCCCGTCTGGACTCCCCGGCCGAAGGCGGTCAACTTCGCCTGCGCCGTGTCATTGAGCGTCGCCCCGAGCTGGTCCACCGCGCCCGCCGTATCGCTCATCGACCCGGACGCACCCGACAAAGCCGTCAGGAATGTCGGGATCTTGTCAACCCCAAGGTCTTCCAGCGGTGTGCCGAACAGAGCAATGGCGTTCTGTGCCCTCGCCGCCGGATCCTGAATCGTCAACAGTCCCCGCGCGATCTCCTGCATCGCCGCCTGCGCGCCGGGACCACCGGACGCGATCGCGTTCGCCATCTTCGCGCCGTCCACACCGATCGCGGCGAACGCACCAGCAGTCAACTTCGACCCGTCGGTGGCGCGGATCGACAGCTCCTTAATCGCATCACCGGTCTTGTCCAGTGCGATCGTGCCCTGCGGCGCCATATCGACGATCAGGCCCAGCGCTGCCTCACCCGTGAGCCCGAACGTCTGGAAGTGCTTGCCGTACTCATTGAGGATGTCCGGCAGCTCCCCGCGCATCGCGACCGGCACACGCTGCAGCGATGCCGTCAGTAGGTCCATCGCCTGTGTGGAGTCGACGGCCATGCCGTTGGTGATGAGCTGCGACGCCGTCTGTGTGGCTTCCGCAACGTCGATGTCGAACACCTTCGCCAGATTCAGCGCCCGCTCGGCGGCCTTGTCCAGCGCGACCTCACCCTCGAACCCGATGGTCGGAAACGTCGTCGCCACCGCCTCGACAGCCTTGGTGACATCCGACATCGACTCGCCAAAACCCTTGCCATACAGGCTGGCAGCGGACTTGCCGTATTCCTCGGCCAGCACGCCCGTCGCGCCCAGCGATGCGTTCATCGCCGCTGCTGCGCCCTCGAAATCCATCGCTGTGGTGGCCAGCTCCATTGCCGAGCTGATCCCCGCGGCGGCGATCGCCATGTTCTTGAGATTCCCGATCGCGCTGCCGGCCTGATCGCCGATCCCGCCGAGAATGGCACCGAAGCCGCGGCCCGACTCTTCACCCGCCTCCTGGGCGCGGTTGAGTTCCCTCTGGGCGCGCTCCAACGATCCCAGCGAGTTTGTGTGGGCGTTCTCCGCGGCGGTCACATTGCGCTCGGCCGCGGCGATCCGTTCTCTCGCCGCAGCCAGCCGGCCCGCGTCGGTCACGCCCTTGTCGAGCAGCGCCTGATACTGCGCCTCGGCGACCCTGACCTTGCCGGTCTGGTCCTCGACTTTCTTCAGTGCGGCAGCGACTTTCGTGGTCGCCGCGTCGACCTTGCCCTGCGCCTGCTCTACCCCCGACGCAATCGCCGCCCCCGCGTCCTGTCCGGCACGCTGACCCGCGTTGCGCAGCGGGATGCCCAGCTGCTGGGAGATGGTCCCGACGATGCCGTCGAACGACAGGGCGACCGGGAGCATCGCGTAGCCGATGTTGGTGCCGCTATCCGCCACCACTCACACCCTCTCTCATGATCACGGGTGACCTACTTGCGTGCGCTGATGGTGATTCCGACGGCCGACGCCGCGCGGGACAGCACCCCGTCTGCGGCCTGGTCATCGGCAGACACGACCACCGATGCCACCGCCCGATCCGTGCGGTACTCCTGCACCTCGGCGTCGACATCGACACCCGTGGCGGCAGCGATCTTGTTGGCCACCCCGGTCACAACTGCCTGAGCGGCAGCACCCTTGGCCAGCTCAGCTATGGCCTTCTTGTCGATCTTGAACACCAGTCCTGATGCCATCATCCCTCCAAACCATATGCGCGCTTACGTTTTTCGAACGCGGTCCGCAGCTCGGCCACCCGCGCTCGCTGCGCCGCGGACTTCGCTTTCGCGTTCATCTCCGCCCGCACCGGATGGTCAAAGTCCCTCGGCGGCGGCCTCTTCGGATCCGCGTACGCCCGCGCCAGCAGCACCCAGATGTCCGCCAGCAGATGCTCGGTCTGCGTCCACACCGGGCGGCCACCGTTGAGCTCGGTCGCCAGTCGCGACGTCGAGGGCAACTCGCGGACGAGCACCCCGAGACGCCGCGCCGACAAGGTTCCTCGATAGAAATCACACAGATCGATGTTGCGGTCAGCGAGGTCGGCCTCTATCGCGTCGCCGTGCTCGTCGAGCAGGCGAGAGAGGCCTCCTAGTTTCCCGCGACTTCCTTGACCTTCCCATCGATCTCGTTGAGATCGTCGACGGTCATTCCGGCGTCACACAGTGCCTGCCACTGCTCTTTGCCGAGCAGTGCCTTGATGCCGGCGTAGTTGTCGCCGTCGCGGAACTTGTCGATTGCCGCCACCGGCACCTTGCCGGGCGCGACCGGGATGCGCAGCGTCACGCCGCACTGTTCGATGACCGCGTATCCGTCGCCGGCTTCCGCCTTGCGGGCCGCGGTGGATCTCTTCGGCTTGTGGTCCTGCGGCTTCGGCGCTGTCGCCGGGATGCGCTTACGAGCAGCAGTGGTGGTCATTGGTGTGCCCCTTCCGTTTTCCGTTGTGCCCCATGGGATGAAAGCCCGGCCAGGGCGGGGGCACCACAACCCTGGCCGGGTTGTTCATCAGGAGACGGTGACCGTGCCGCCGGTGCCGGTCGCCGACACCGGAGTGATCGCAGCGGTGAACGTCGCGACGAGCGGGCCGCCCGACGGGCCTTCCACCGTCACACCGGGATCGGGCAGTGCCTGGACGGATGCCAGCGCACGCAGAGCTGTCTGCAGCGCGTTCGCGGTCTTCGTGTTGATCGCGGGCGTGGTGTTCGGGCCTGCGGTGGCCGTGTAGCTGGTGACCGCCGGGTCAATGGTGAACGTCTTCACGACGTCATCGACAGTGGCATCCACCACCTGGAAAACGTCACCGTTGGCGTCCGCGGTGTGGTGCACGGTCATCTCGGCCGACCACAGCTCGCCCTCGATGATGCCGCTGAGGCTCTTGGTTTCCACCGGCGCCGGGGTGAGCTGCACCCACACGATCTGTCCCTGGCCGGTGTCCTCGTCGACGTACCGGTACAGCACGTAGACCTGGACGTTCTTCGGGATACCGATCTTGCCCGGGCCCGAGCCGGGCAGCACGATCTTGTTGGTGACGGCGTTTCGCTCCAGAGCCGTGAAACCGGTCTTGAGCTTGCCCTTCTTGAGCTTGACCCGAAAGATCGGATGACCGAACGCGTCGTACTCCTTGACCTCGATCGACGGTTCGAGGTTGATGCCCTTCGACTCGCTGATCAGGCCGGTGAAGTCCCAGCCGAGCGCGTCGAGATCGGCATCCGGCGTCGCGGGAATCATCGTCGCGATGTCGGTCACGTCGGCTGCCAGCGCGAGCCACACCTCGGCCTTATCGGGGATCAGAGTCGCATCGGGATTGATGGCCTCGGGCATTGACTTTTCCTTTCCTGAAGGGGGACAGCCCTTTTCGGGCCAACAAAAAACCCCACCGGTTTGGTGGGGTGGACTGATAGGGGTTGCGCTACGCCGTGACGGTCCGTGCGTGCACGGTCACCAGCACCGACGCCAATAGCGCGCTGGTCGCCTTGTCGCGGCCGTCGAGCACCCCGCCCATGTCCTGGCGCTTGACGCGCGGATACGATTCGGCGAGCTTTCCGGCCGCCAGGGTGACGATGCGCCGCGCCTCGGTCCGGCCCGTGGCGTACGCGGTGAGCCGGATTGTGTGTTGCGACTTGATCGGCCACACCACCGGGCCACCGTCATCGGCGACCAGTAGCAGTGATGGGCCGGTGGCGGCTACCCAGCCCTTGGGCACTGACAACACCGGGTCCGCGCCGATGGATTGCGTTGCCAGCCAATCCTTGACAGCCGACGCGACGTCGGCCTGCACGCGGGTCATCACTCGGCCTTGCCGGTCGCCGAGTGGCACAGGATCGCGAGCCCGCCCCGGCCGCCCGAGTTCCATTCCTGCGCACGCCCGATGCAGTGGCGGCCGCGCACGTCGACAGCGAACGAATCGGTCAGCTTGTCGATGACCGGCTGCCACACCCAGTCGGCACCGACCTGGGCGCGGATCCGCAGCGGCAGGAATACCGTGAACTCGACCGAGTCGAGGTCGCCGCCGATCCCGTACTGCAGCAGCGTGTTCCCGGGCGCCACCTCCCACGCCACCAGATCGAACGGCGTGCCGTCCGGTAGCGGGTCGCCGTTGGTGTTCAGACCGCCGAGCGGGGTGATCGTGACACGCTCGGTCACGCCGGTGACTCCAGTCGGTACTGCTCCAGTAGCCACTGCTCGATCTCGCTGAACGCCGATCCGGTGGCCATCGCGTCGACGACGTACTGGAAGGGCCCGATCACCCGCGCCCGGCCGCCATCTGCCGCCGTCGATGAGCGGTCGATGAACGACAGCACCGCGGCGTTGAAGTCTTCGGCGTCGTCGATGCCGTGCCGCATCGACACGCTGATGGCGCCGTAGTGCGAAGACCAGCAGCCGCCGCTCTTTTTGCGTACCAGACCGCGTTTCGACACGTACAGGTCAGAGATCGGCAGTGTCGCACCGTCTTCGGTAACTGCGGTCAGCTCGACGAGCTTCAGTGTCGGCAGGGCCAGGAGTCTGCCGCCTGGGCCGTCCAGTTCGATGCCGACGTCATCGCGCTCCGGGGTGACGTGCCAGCCGCAGAATGCCCGCGCTGCACGAAGTCCAAAGTTGAGTAGCCGCACCGTCTCCGGGTCATCCTCAGCCAGTCGGCCTTTGGTGTACTCGGAGACGATGGTCGGCGTCAGCTCGGGCATCAGGCCGGGGTGCTCGTCCCTGCGGCCGCGGCCTTGTTCTCCGGTGTAGCGGCCTTGTTGGTCGGTGTGGCGGACTTGTTGGTCGGCCGCTTGGACTTGCTGCCGACCGGCTTCACGGCGTCTCCGTAGGCCTCGGCGTCCTCGTCGGACAGCTGCACGGTGGTCTCTCCGTGCCGCGTGGTGAGCGTGTATTCCTTCATGCGAATCTCCCTGGTGGATGGTGGAACTGGGAAGCTCTGTGGCGCCGGGTTCGATTCCAGCGCCACAGAGCCACAGGATCGGGGTTATGCGACCCAGTCGAGCGCGACCTTGCAGAAGCCGAGCGGCTTCCGAACGGCCAGGGCGCGACGCACCTCGGCGCGGATCGTCACCAGGTTGCTGGTGAAGTTCGATGCGTGCTGCGTTGCCGACTCGACGCGGACACCGCCCTTGCGGTAGGCCGTGGCCGCGAGCTTCCACGAGCCGACCGCCACGGTGCCTTCTGCGATGGCCGGCGTGACGACGGTCTTCTGCGCCCACAGCGGCGGCTGGAGCACCAGGCCGTCGTTGGCGTACTGGCCGGCGAAGGGCCCGCCGCCGTAATACTGCTGGTTGCCGTCCTTGGTGAGACGGAAGCGCTGGTAGTCGTTCGGGTGAACGACCAGACCGTCGACCGGCAGCTGGGCGTTGGTCTCGACCTTCGTCATGGCGCGGAACACCGCGTCGAAGTTGTCGGTGGGACCAGCCGAAGCCTCGGTCTGCACGCCCGACCGGTTCAGCACACCGAGGATGTTCTGGCCGGTGCCGTTGCCGTTGAGCAACTGCTGCTCCTGGATGTACGCCAGCTCGTAGAGCAGCCGGATATCGATTTCCGACTTCAGGAATTCGGCGTCTTCGAGGAACTCATCCGTCAGGTCGATGAATCCGGCGATTTTCTTCAGAGCATCGGTCTTCTGCGTGGGGTTGACGAAATGCATCTGCGGCTTCGCCCCGCCCTCAGCGACGGTCGCGAACCCGCCCTCGAGTGCGCCCTCCACCAGGTAGCTGATGGCGTTGCCGGAGACCGTGCCCTGTGCCAACAGGTCGTCGATCGTGAGGCGGATCCGCGGTGCCTGCACGACGGTGCGATCGAAGTCCGTCAGGTACGGCACACCGTCTGTCCAGCCGCCCACCGCGTGGCTGTCGGTGGCAGCCTTCGACGGAACGAACTCGGGTGCGCCGACGGTGACGTTGGACTGGCCCTTCGTCTCGATCATGCGGGCGTGCGCGTGCTTGACGAAGTGCTCACCCAGCGACTTCGCGGGGCGCTCGTCACCGCCCGGCTTGGCATCGCCGGGGATCTCGGCGGCCATCTGGTCGAGCGCGGCCAGCGTTGCGGCCGACTTCTCGCCGGCGGCGATGTCAGCCTTGAGCTGGTTGATCTCGGCCATCTTGCCGTCGAGATCGGTCTGCTCTTCCGGCGTCAGTGCCCGGTTCTCACCCTTGGCCTTTTCGGCCACCTCGCGCGCGGCCTTGATCAGCGCTGCGAGCTTTTCCTTGGGATTCATCCCATTTGCCCCTTTCAGGCGTCTTCGAGTTCCAACAGCGCCAGGTAGACGGACGGGCTCGGCATGGTCTCGGCCGACTTGGTGTCGGTCGCAGACGGCTCCTTACCGCTGGTCTCGTCCTGGTCTTGTTCGTCTGCCGAACCGTCATCCGGCAGCACACCTTTGAGCGCGGTCACGATCTCTTCGGCCTGGGCCAGCGCACCGCGTAGCGCTTCCTCGTTTTTGGCCGACAGCGCGCGGCCAGCTTTGGCCTGCAGCGAGCTGGTGGCGGCCTTGACTGCCAGGATCTCGGTCTCCTGGTTGGCGCCGATCTGTACGACGCTGATCTCGTAGAGTTCGACTTCATCGATGCGGAAGTACGGCTCCTTGTCGGCGTTGTCTTCGCCCTGGGGGATGACGTACTCGCCCTTGGTGATCCGATAGGAGTAGGACAGCTGACGAACACGGCCGCCCTTGATCAGCCGGTAGGTCTGCGGTCCCTTCGGTCCCTCCAGGTCGATGCGACCCTTCACCAGTAGGCCGTGCTCGTCGACCTCAACGGACGGAAAGTCGCCCAGATTCATGTCGGGGTCGGACGTGTTGTGTCCCCACAACATCGGAAGCAGGTTGCCGCTGTCCTTCCACTCCGCCAGTGTCCGGTCGAAGGCGGTCGGCGACACCACGTCGCCGTCGAGATCCTTGACGCCGAAGACCGAGGCGTAGGCGAGGAATTCGCCCTCTGCCAAATCCGCATCGGCGGCCTTGGCCTTCAACGGCTTGACGGTGAGTGACTTTGTGACGATGTCGCCGATTTCGTGCTTCACTGACTCTCTCCTCAAACCTTCAGATGAAATCCGTTGCGGCCAAAGCTCTTGGCGTCGTCTTCCTGGTCATTTCCTTCGGCCGGCGCCGCGGCGGGCACCGGTTCGTCATCACCGTTCTGGGTGACGTTCAGCGGGACGATCAGTTCGTCGCCGCCGTCGACGCGCGGCATGTTCAGCCGGGCCCGTGCCTCGTTGCGCGTCATGTACGGACCGCCGACGGCCTTTTGCAACATGTCGCCCTGCTCTTCGAACGAGCCGGCCAATTTCGTCTGAAGGTTGAACTCGCAGTACACCTTCAGCGGGTCAGCCATCTTCGGGACGAGCTTCTTGTTGATCCGCTGCACCGTGCGTTCGATCTCCGGACCGAGGTTGTCGCCGTACAGCGCCTTGCGGAACTCCCGCACATTCGCGTAGTTCGCGTTGTCGAGGATGCCGACCATCGTCGGGTTGACGAAGTACACCTGCGCGCAGGTCTCCAGCGACAACTTGACGCCCTCGACGTACTGGTTGTCCTTGGCATTGAAGGCGATCTGCTTGAGTTCCATGCCGTCTTCGAGCAGCGGCGTGCCGCCTGCGTTGGAGGCGTTGTCACCGGCGTAGGCGTTCGTCCACTGTTCGATGAAGCGCTTCCGCGGCGACGTACCGTCCGGCCCATTGTCGGTCCAGCGCGGCGCTGCCACCGGCCGCGTCAGGTACGAGCCGACCCGGCCGCCGCGCTTCCACATCTGATCCCGGAACACCTGGCCGTGGATCTGCTCGGCCAGAATCGTCTTGAGCGCGTGCACCGGCGACACGCCCGACTTGGGGTCAACCGGGTTCCACCCGCGGAAAACGATCATGTTCTCGGCGTCGATCTCGGTCCACTGGCCGGAAGATCCAGGGATCGCCACCTTGTACTTCGCGACGTTGAACGCGGTCTGCCCCAGCGTGCCGATGACCCAGGTGGTCGGAATGTGCCGGATCACCCAGCCGGACGGCGCGTCGTTGTCGCGGCCGACATACCAGTACGTCTCGTCGTAGAGCATCCTCGAGGCCACCGTCGCCTCGATCAGATCGAACTGCGTCATGTCGTCGTTGGGGTCTGCCAGCAGCCGCGCCAGCGGGCTGTCCCGGACCCTGTTACGCCCATCCTCGGCGTCACGCTCGAAGACGTGGATGCCCAGCTGCGCGATATTGCGGGACACGAAGCCGACCAGAGTGCGCAGATGAGGCTGCTCGCGCCAGAGCTTCTCGACCGGCTGATGCAAAACGCTGGTCAGGTACTCGTCCAGACTGACACCCTCGGGGATCAGCTCATAGATCGGCCGCTCAGGAAGGCTCGGAACCTGGGAAGGCTTGGGCGCGAAGCCCAGCCAGGCGGCTAGGCCCACCGGCCGGCCTCACAGTGCGACGAAGTCGCTGTCTTCATATGCACTCCTGGTCTCCTGTTCCTTGGCCGCCATTGCTCGGGACAGCGCCATGATCAGAGCCACAACACCGTCGATCTTTTCGCCCGCTGTGGCCTTGTCCGGCTTCACATTTCCGGCCGGATCCATCGCGATGGCGAAGTTGTCGACCTCCCACCGCAGCAGCGGATTGCCGCCGTGGCGGATCATCGGCTTGGTCGGCGCACCGTGCTCGTCGACCTGGGCGCCGAGTCGCAACAGGCGGTTGAGATCCTTGGTCGGCGCCGACATCGACGCGAACCCCTGGCCCATCGTGATCATCGGCGCCCCGTTGCTGATCAGGTTGTTCACCAGCTGCTGGGCGTTCCACCGGTCGTAGGCGATCTCCTGCACCAGGAACTCGTCCCGGTCCCGGTTGATCTGCGACTCGATGAAGTCGTAGTCGGTCACGTTGCCCGGCGTAGTGGTCAGCCAGCCCTGGGCAACCCAGTCGGTTGCGGCATCCGCAGTGCGCGCGTCGAGATCCTCGATCGATTCCTCCGGCGCCCAATGCCGCAGCAGCACATCGAAACTGCCGTCCTCGTTCGGGAACACCCACGCCAGCGCACACAGGTCACTCGTCGAGCCGAGATCCAGCCCGCCATAGCACTCGCGGCCCTTCAACCGCTCCGGAACAACGATGCTGGCGTTGAGATCCCAGTGCTCAACCTCCAGGTACCGGGTCTCCTGCTTGGTCCGGATCCCCAAGTGCAGCCGCAGAAACCGCGCCAGATCGGCCGGCGAATCCTTGGCCTTATCCGCGGCCTCGACCATGTACCGCTTCGTCGGGCTCACTCCGTACCCGGGATTGGCCTTGCGCCAAGTCGACTCGGCGAACGGGTCGTCGCCCTTGACCAGCTTGCCGTCCTGGTATTCGGGTTTCTCCGCGGCGAACACCACGCCGTAGGTCGTCGGCCGCTTCAGCGTGCGCTTCGCCAGCTTCTCGATCAGCGTGCGCTTCTGGTCGTACGGCGTGTGCCGCTTCCCTGCGTCGGCGGTCGTGATGTACACAATCAGCGGCTGCTCACGAGAACCGGTGCCGGTCTCCAGCGCCTCGATCAGCACCATGTCCTTGTGCAGATGCAGCTCGTCGACGATCCCGCCGTGAATGTCGGCGCCGTGCTGGGCATCACCCGCGTTGGCGATCGGCTGGAAGTAGCTTCCGCTGGCCGCGTGGGTGATCCGGTGTTTCAGCGCCCGCAGATGCCGCTTCAACCCGGGCGACTTGTTCACCAGCTGCCGGATCGGCTCGAACACGAACCCGGCCTGATCCTTGGTCGTCGCCGCGGCGAGCACCTGGGCGCCGTGCTCACCGTCGGCCGCCGTCAGGTAGATCCCGAACCCTGAGACCGTCGTCGTCTTGCCGTTCTTACGCGGCATGTCGAAGTACGCCTGGGTGATGATCCGCACCCAGTTGCCCGAGTCGACCGATCGGTGCACCCAGCCGAACACCGGCGCGATCATGTAGGCGACCTGCCAGGCCTCTGGCTCGAACCGCTGACCGGCGAACCGGCCCTTGGTGTGCCGCAGCTGCCGGAACGCCGCGATTACAGTGTCGACGCGCTGCGGATCGAACCGGGCACCCGGAACCTCGCGCGGCTCCGGCGTCTTGATCAGCGGCGGGCAGTCAGGGACCGCGAAGCCGCGCGACTGGAGATACCACCCAACTTCGGGTGAGATCTTCAGTGCATCGAGATCAGCCTCAGCCCACGGACTATCCGGAGCTGTCGCCCGCGAACGGGTTCTCTTCGAACTCGCCACAGTCATCGTCCCGCTTCGACACGTTGCGCTCACCGGCCGGCGTCAAACCGAAGTCGTTGGCGTACTGCCGCAACCGTGTCTCCGCCTGCTCGGCGATGGCCACCGCGGGGTTCTTCGTGAACCATGTCGATTCGGTGCCGTCCTTGCGGACCGCGGTGTTGCGCACCACGAGGCCGTTCGCCCGGATATTGCGGTTGGCCTCCACCAGCCGCGACCACACCTCGCAGTACGTCGCGAGCGTCGCGCGGTCCTCAGGCTTGATCAGGTCGAGCCGCTGAAGAGCGGGCGCGATCCGCCGCCACTCGGCCTTGGCCTCACGCGAAAGCCAGCTCGGCGGATTCGGCGCCGCACGCTTGAACGCCGGGGGCGTCGCGACCGGCCGACCAGCACTGTCCTGACCCTCCGCACGGCCGTTGAGCAGCAGCAACTTCGCCGGCTGCTGAGCACCCACCGCTAAGACCCCCCATGTCGCGCGGTTGTGCAGAAAAATTCCGAGC